TTATTTTTTCTTGTAAATATCGGCGGTGCCGTGAATTTTGTTGTTTGTATTACCGGAAGTCAGCACCAGTACATCAGCACCTTCTTTATCAGCCTTTTCGACCAGCTCTTTTTTCGCATCGTCGACAGAGACTTCGTTAGCCGTGCTCACGGTACCGATTTTTTCGTACTGAGACTCAACTTTTTCGAATTCGTTTTTTGTCATCATTTCAGCCGCAAAGGCGTTGGTGGTAAACAGAAACGCGGTGCCCAACAAAATAGCAGTCGTTTTTTTCATAAACTTTTTCCTTAAGATTAATGAGCAACTACGAAAAGCCCCCACGCGAAACGGTGAGGTGTAATGAGCATGGTAGAGGATTGGCGAAAATGCCATATACCAGGGAAAATTCTTTTATAACAGGCTGTTGTCCTGCATGAATAAAGGGTTTAAGCGGTATTTGAACGCGCCAGATACTTCCTCTGGACGATTTTATGGTGTCGTCTGATTTTTTTTGCGATCAGGCGTTTTTCCCAACGCCGGTGGGATTCAATGGGAATACCAATGCGCAGGCTGGCCGTCACGTTGTCTTCAACAATCCTTTTCGCGTTACAACGCTTTCCGGACAGATCGATGATCCTTATTCCTTTTTCACTCAGGATGAAGTTCCCGCCGTGCGCATCGCCGGAAATGATTTTCAGATTGTGCATTTTCTGCATACTGTGTCGGATTTCACGCTTTATGTCCGGCGTGATCGCGGGAAGAACGCGTAACTCCGGACCGGGGACATACTCAAACAACATGAGCGAGATTTTTGCGAATCTGAAAATCCGGCGTTCAGCCAGGAGATAAAAATCATTCGGGAAGGTATGACCTTGCCTGCCGGCATAGTCGATCCGCTCAATCAAATTTTCGTTGGGGTTGGGCGTAAAAAACGATTTGAAAAATTTTTCTATCCTTTTTTTCCTGGGGGAGTAAATCTTTAATACAAACTGTCCGTAGGGGGTATTCAGTAAAGAGACGTGGGTATGCGGAAGGCTTTTAAATACCATCTTAACGCTGAGTCGTTTTACATTACAGGACAATATATCGTCCAGTATTTCCAGGTATCGTGTATCGTTATTTTTATAACAGACGTGAAAACCACGGTATTTCATTTTTGTAATCATAATAATGTGCTTAGTATGATTTTTCCACGGTGGTATTAGAACCCGTTGTGATGATACGAACTTTGTCGCCAGGGTTAAATGTCAAACCATTATTGTGCTGCACCACCTGAATAGTCTGCCCGGATTGAGTCTTGATAAGTAACTTCACTTCCTGTGCTGCCAATTCGTTAGACTGCCGGTTATGAGAAGCCGCCGCCCCGGCTGTTGCACCGGCCACCGTCATGGCGGTTTTCCCTTTGCCGTTACCGAACTGGTGACCCACTACGCCACCAATCGTGCCCGCGGTTAAGGTACGCAGCGGGTGATACCCTTCTCGGGTATGCGTAATAATTTGGCTCTGCAGAACCGTGCCATCCTCCACCAGCGATCGGATGCCAGCGTAACTCGCCGGACTGGTGATAGCCAGAAAGCTCAACGCGATGAGTAAATATTTTTTCATTTTAAGCCTTTCTTATACATTGAAGGTGACACTATTCTGCCCGGCGAAAAATCATCTCCTTTAGCTAAATATGCTTTACCAGGCAAATAATTTATTTTTACACAAAACGACCATAAATTTAAAAATAAACAATTTAAAACTGGAAAGGTATATTGACTTCAATTATCAATAACGTGTTTTCCAGATACATTGTCAGAGTATTTGATTCAGACGAAGCAATATCCATTGCACAATTCTCAATAAGTACCAATCATCGTTATTAATATAATGGTCCCTGTCCATACAGGGAAAACATCAGGAGTTATATTATGAAAAAAGTCATTCTCGCTCTGGCTTTCACTGCGGCATCATTTTCTGCATTTGCAAATCATCCGGTAGCCCGTGCGACTGCCGTCGCCTCCGCCGATCATCCTGTTGCCGTTGCGGCGGCCACCGGTGAAGGTAACCATCCTGTCGCCCGCACCACGGCGGTGGTATCTGCCGATCACCCTGTCGCCGTCGCAGCCGCAACAGACGGTAGTTATCATCCCGTCGCCCGTGCAACCGTGGTCGCTAACGCTGACCATCCGGTCGCCGCCGCGGCCGTTACAGGGCACTAATGGCGCTCTCCCCCGGCAAGGAAGTTGGGGGAAAAGTCAATGTGTCGTATGACCCTGGAAGGCCAGTTATTAAAGGTAATGAAAACACGATTCAGGCTGGTCAGGAACGGCTGAGTGCCGGAGGGTTAATGGCACGCCCTGTAGGATTCGAACCTACGACCTACGGCTTAGAAGAACGTAGAGTGCCATTTAACGCACTGTAATATCATTAGTTTTTCCGCGCTCGCACCGCGTTTGTGTCATTACGTGTCGTTACTTGAAGTCTCGTTTCCTTCTGATTCATCCATGCATGACACAACTGTGACACAGAGAGTACACAGCCATGCCTCATGGTATAGCTGTGTAGTTTCCTTCACATCACCGGGCAATCATCAAACTCTCCTGTCCGCGCATCGTTGATGATGTACGTGATGACTCCGAAGATTGGTAGCGCTCCGCTGATGCCCTCGTCGTTGCCTGGTAACCTTTCCTTTCTCCCGTTCGCCACATTCTCCAGATGCGGATGCGGGTATCTGCGATACCTCTTTACTTTAAACTCACCGTTGCAGTCACAGATAAGCAGCGAGCCGTCACACGGCTTAAGCGACGAATCAATCACAAGCAGCGCATCCTTCATGATGCCGCACCTGTAGATAGTCTCACCAGCACGCATGTAGTACGTGGCGGCTGGTTTCTGGATAAGCGCCTCATCAAGCGAAAGTCGGCTCTCAACGTAATCAGCAGCCGGACTCGGGAATCCCATAACTAATCTCCGATAGATGCTGTATATTAATACAGTAGTAATGATCGGCGGTGTCGATCAATAGCGTTTGTGGTGCTACACTTCAGACCTTTCCGAATTCACTGATTTCTATAATGTTAAAGTTATTCGCCAGGTACACATCGATAGGTGTTGTCAACACGCTCATACATTGGGCTGTGTTTGCCATCTGCCTCTACGCATTTAATACAGATCAGGCGCTCGGTAACCTTGCCGGGTTTGTTGTGGCTGTATCGTTCAGCTTCTTCGCAAATGCCAGATTCACATTCAAATCATCAACAACGACTATGCGATACATGCTTTATGTTGGGTTCATGGGAGCTCTGAGCGCAATAGTGGGCTGGACTGCTGATAAGTCTGGCCTGGCACCACTCATCACGTTAATCGTGTTCTCCGCGATCAGCCTGGTATGCGGATTCATATATTCAAAGTTCATTGTATTTAGGGATGCGAAATGAAAATTTCTCTGGTCGTTCCGGTATTTAATGAAGAGGAAGCTATTCCAATCTTCTATAAAACCGTTCGGGAGTTTGATGCACTCAAACAACATGAAGTAGAGATAGTCTTTATCAATGACGGAAGCAAGGATGCCACTGAATCAATCATAAGCGCTATCTCCATTGCAGATCCGCTCGTAATATCTCTGTCATTCACCAGGAACTTTGGCAAGGAGCCAGCTCTCTTCGCTGGCCTCGATCACGCCTCTGGCGACGCAATCATCCCGATTGATGTAGATCTGCAAGACCCCATTGAAGTCATTCCGCATTTAATAGAAAAGTGGCAGTCAGGGGCCGATATGGTACTGGCAAAGCGCTCTGACCGATCTACTGATGGCAGGCTCAAGAGAAAAACAGCTGAATGGTTCTACAAACTGCACAACAAAATTAGCAACCCGCAGATAGAGGAAAACGTGGGTGATTTCCGCCTTATGTCTCGCGAGGTGGTGGAAAACATTAAGCTCATGCCTGAGCGAAACCTGTTTATGAAAGGGGTATTAAGCTGGGTCGGTGGAACCACTGACGTAGTCGAATATGCCCGCGCAGAACGCGTTGCCGGAAGCACAAAATTCAATGGATGGAAGCTGTGGAACCTCGCTCTTGAGGGAATTACCAGTTTTTCTACTTTCCCACTGCGCATTTGGACTTATATAGGTCTATTTGTCGCCAGTGTTGCTTTCATTTACGGGGCATGGATGATTATCGACACCGTTGCGTTTGGCAATGCAGTTCGTGGTTACCCCTCCCTGATAGTTTCAATACTTTTCCTTGGTGGAGTCCAGTTGATAGGGATAGGAGTGCTAGGGGAGTACACTGGAAGGATTTATAATGAGGTCAAAATGCGACCTAGATACTTGATTAAGAGAAAGGACACAAAATGAAGATGAAGGTCTCATCAATATTAACAATTACAGCTATTTTCGTTCTGGTGCTAATTCCGAGTCTGCACGTCCCGCACCTATCTGACGATTATTTTTATATGGCCATTGCTAATTTGCATGACCAGCTTGGGCATTATAAAGAGTGGAGCGGGCGAATAGTCACAAACATATTCAGCGCTTACATGATGAAATATGCCAGCCATACGGTATATATGAGCCTTAACGCTATGGCTTTCACTGCAATAGCCATGCTGATTTCTTCCCTTCCATGTGCAGTATTGCGCGGAAAATTCAAACTATACCCTATGGGGATGGTAGTAATTTTCACTCTCATGTGGATAGCAAACCCTGCACTTGGCGAAACATCATTCTGGTTCGTTGGATCTGCTAACTACCTATGGACGTCCATGTATGTCTCATTATTCATGGTAATTGTTGCGCTTCAGAAAGAGAAAATGGCAGCATGGAAATTACCACTCGCATTAGCAATGGGGTTTCTCGCGGGTTGCTCAAATGAAAACACATCTGTAGTTCTTATTCTCCTTACAGTTGGCTATCTGGTATACACAAGAAAATTAAATGTATCTTACCCATACCTGATAGGGTTATTGGCTGGAGCGGCGGCTCTTCTTCTTAGCCCTGGCTCCGCCAAGCGTTCACTCGTCTTTACTGACTGGCATTCTCTGTCGTTTTTAGGCAAGCTGGATCTTCAGTTGTTTACGAGAATGCCTGACTCTCTTACAGGATTTTGGCAGGTCTACCTAGTAATCATTTTTATGGTCCTATGCCACGCAATCATTGGAATCAAGGACCGCAAACCGTTTGTTGCTGCCGCTGTGTTTTTTATCGCTGCTCTTATGTGCAATGCCGCCTTCCTCGCGTCTCCATACATGCCAGCGAGAGCATATATTGGATCGCTTTTCATGCTCCTGATAGCCACATCTTTTATCATCTTTGGGTTTGATGAAAATGATTCCAATATTGCAAGGTTAGTCGCTCCTGGTGTGGCTTTACTGTTCTGTATCGTTTACTTTATTCCATCATACACATTCTTCACTCATTCTGTTCTAAGCACCTGGAAGCAAGAAAAGATAAGAATGGAGATGTTAGCTGATCAAATTTCTAATGGTAGCAAAGACCCTGTAATACCTAATTATTACTTCCCAAGACTACTAAAAAACACTGACGGATATCCAGTTTTTCAAAACCCGTACATGCTTTACCATTTTGGTGTGAACACCATTACAGAGAAACAAATTGGGTTCGATTATTCAGCGTTAAGTAAGTGTAATTATGTTAAGGTAGGGCAGCGTATCTTTGATGGCGTTACACTTGAAAGTATTTGTATTTTCCATGATAGAATTTCAGGTGATAAGAAAATATTATATCGCACAGTAGGCGATATAAATAAATTGTTTAACAATGGATATGCGTTGTACTCTCATGTTTTCATGAAAGACGGCTCTACATTCAACAAAGATACGGTTGAGCAAGCACTATTTATTGATGGTTACTGGTATACTTACAGCGACGCTAAAAACTTAGAACTAGACAAGATTAATGAAATAAAAATAGGAATATATAATTCAAAAACTGTAGAAATATATTCTAACGTTATCGTTAAGCCGTAAAATAAAAGCCCCCCTCAAGGGGGCTTTTTTATTATCGTGATGCAGTAATTACCATCACTTCCAGAGCGCCGCCATTAGTTTGCGCTGTCCCAGAATCAATTTTTGCCTGTGCAAACACCTTATCTCCAGCCGCTAAATCGCCAAGGAAAGTAGATACGTTTGCAGTAGTGGCTTTTGGAATTGTAAGAGACTTAACTATTGGCGAACCTCCTGATGGCGTAACAAAAATATCTAGTGAAACTGTAGCCCCGGAGTTAACTCTAATTACAGAATCAACTTTTACGTTTTTTAAACCACCGGTGGGCACAGTAAAAACACCGGATGATATATTAGTTTGCCATCTATATGTATCATCATTAAACGTTGGCTCTGTCCATATAACAGTATTTAACGATGTATTTAATGTCTGCCCATTAGCATTTTTAAGAATTGCAACAGGTCTCTCTGTAAAATGCAGTATTCCACCAGAAACAGCCTGCAAACCTTTTACGAAGTTGGTGCCGAATCCTCTTTCATCGTAGTAAACATGGGTCAACGGGCCAGCAACAATGTTTGGCTGAATTCTTTGTACCGGAGCATACAGACTCATATTATCAGTGTGGATACTACCAGCGTAGTCAGCTAAAGATGAATCATGAACTGATATCAGACCACCATTATCTTGAGAGTGGTATCCATGGTCTCCATAAACCGATACCGATGATCTGTTACTTATAGGTGATGGTACACTATCTAAATTTGCTATTAATACGCGCTGTGCTGCACATTCAGTATGCACCTCTGAGCTTGAATAGTTCCCATAAGTATTACCGAAATCAGGGTCTGCTATCGGTGACAATAACACTCCTGCGCCAAAAATATTGTTATTGTGCTGCAATTCACCACCAATATGTTTGACTTGTGCTCCTACAATAGTAATTGTGTACTGGGTTACAGGCTCGAGATCTCCTGCTGCACCAGATACCGCATCGAAGCCAATAATATTAATGTAACATTGAGTACCAATAGCTTTAACAGCACATGGAGTACCAACCGTATTCCCTCCCATTAACGACATCTCTGAAACCAAAGCTCCAGGATAGGCCAAATCTCCGAACTGAATACCAACCAGAGCATAACTACCAATCAATCCATAGAGGTATGAGAAACTAATTCCTGAACTATCGCTCCATAATTTGCACGCAGCTTGTATTCCTAACAGATTTACACCAGATGCTTCAACCCGGCCATAAATTCGCAAACCAGCGCCATTTTTGAAACCAAGAACGTGAGTTCCTGATGTATAAGTTGGATAAATAAAGCAATTGCCAACTATTGTTAATCCCTGCAATCCTACAAATGTAATTGGCTGGCTAACTTTGAAAATTCCGTTGATAGTTGCGGTTATATATGGATGGGCGGTGCATGCATCTGCCCATGCCTGTAAAGCAGCATATGAATCTGTAGCTCCAGTTGGGTCAGCGCCGAAGTCTGCTACGGCATCTAGTTTTCTGGCGAATCGAGTAGATATTGGTGAATTTATAGCCCCGGTGACGCCAGCCTGTTTGAAATGTGGAATGTCTGCGCCAGTATCTTTTTCCAGGTCTGAGCGCAGAGTAGCATCTCCTACACTGAGCCACTTTCCTACCCCTACGCCACCAGTAGAATCTGGCGTTGAACCAGCAGGAACGTCTTTTGGAAATGCACCATCCCAGCGGTAGTATTCGCCTGTCGCTTCAAGGCGAAGAACCTGGTTAGGGAGGGTGAGCGTATTTCCATCTTCAAAGCTATCCAGAGTGATGTAGCCAAATGCGGCAATTGCCTGCTGCGCAAGCCAGCGCATGCCTTCAATAGTGTAATGCTGCACACCGAATCGGTCGGTGTATGTCCACCCCATAGAGGTAACAACCTCGTCGATTTTTCCTATGTTGAATTTGAAATCGAACGGAGATTCGCTCGGTACTGGCAGGTTAGTAGGTGTAGTAGCCATATTGATTCCATAAAAAAACCCGGCGCGGTGGCCGGGTCTGGTTGGTCGGGGACGGTTCTTATTGGTAGATGGCTTCGCTGTATTCCGCGACGGTCAGAGATACCGTGTTATCTGTGTTCGGTTTGATGCTGTTGACCGTCCATAGCTGGTTGTCCAGTTCCTCCACTGTCGCAATGAGATAGCGCGACGGGAGCTGCACAGTGTCTCCGTTCCATATGTTGAGCTGAATGTTGGGGATAGCCGCGGTGAAGCCATACTTCGTGTCGCTGCGGGCGGTTGCCGGATAGCGCAGCGTCGGGTTACCCAGGCTGTCTGTCACCAGCACATACATCGAACCGGTAAACGTGATCGGCTCGCTGGTATCAAAGTTATTACCGGCGCGCCCGGTGATGTAACCCTGTTGCTGGTTGCTGTCGTAGATGTCGGGCATCTGAATGACGCTACCGACCTGGATAATTCCGTCCTCAAACACCTTGGCGTTCATCTTCACGCGTGAGTAAATGAGGCGTTTGGTTTCGCGTAATGCGCGCTCCCGGGCCTGATACTCGTTACGGAAGCCGACTATCTCCAGCTTATTCGGGTTTTCCGCTTCCTGTTCGACGATGGCGCCATTCAGCACGCGGTAGTTGATGTACGTCTTGTTGTTCGTTGTGGGGTGGACGTATGACACCTGCACGCCGTCGTAGCCGCCAGGCAGTGTGGCCTCGTACGTCATTTTGTACTCGTCCGTCTTCATGTTGGCCCGGTTGAATACGGCCGCCGGGTAGTCAACCTTCTGATCGCGGGTAAACGTCAGTACTCCGTCATCCCAGTACGCCACCACCGACGCCGCATTGCAGATCGCCTGCACGCGGTCGCCCAGTGAGTCGTTCTCGTCGTCAAACGTATAGTCGAAGTAACCCAGGCGCTCATCCGGCAGGCTTTCGGCGATCGAGTACAGCCCGTACAGGTCAATGCTGCTTACCGGCTGCTCACCCATGATGAGCCAGGTGTGAGCCACTGCATCAGCGAACGAGCGCGACGGCCTCAGGGTGTAATCCACCGTCTGCGTGTCCAGGTCGTACGTAATGGTGTGGCGAGTCACCAGTGCGTTATATTTGCGCTCGCGGCTGCCCAGGGCATTCTCGGTCGCCCTCACTTTCACCCGCACCAGCGTGTCAGTCGGGTGAACCACATTCGTCCTGATGTTGATGCTGTGGATCTCTTCGACCTTGAGCAGTGACGCGTCACCGGAGTTATCCGTGCGCTGGAAGCTGACCGCATACTTCCCAAAGCCTCCGCTCGGAGTGATCTTGTCGGTTCGGTAGAACACCTCACTCGTCGACTGGTGCGGCGTCGTCTGCCGGTACGTAAACGTCTGCTGCGTTCCCGGGACCTGGTTATAATCATCGTCGATTTTCCAGATGACCACTTTCCAGTTGGTCTCTTTCTTCCCTCCCAGGCTCGACTGCGTATGCAGCCACAGCTGCGTTGACTCGACCGGGGAGAAGAACGGCCCAACCACCAGAGCTTCATTGTCGTTGAGGATGAACTTTGTGGTGTTGATCGTGGCATTCGCAGGGATGTCCTGCGGCCCATCCAGTTGGTTCATCGTAAACGTGTACCAGCGCACCGGATTCACCACTGCGCCGTCGTTTGTTTCAACGGCGGAGATCAGCGTGCCGGAGAATGTCGCGTCGGTAGTAACGCTGCCGGAAGCGGTGTTGTACGTAACGTTGATGGTAAAGGTAACCGCGTGCGGCAGCACCAGCCCCATGAAATAGTCGAAATCAGACTGCTTAATAATTTTCATCGCTATCTGGCCGCCGGAATACGTTCCGCTGACCACGGTGGTAGCGGTGGCGCTCTCTACCGGGAAATCGCTAGCCTCGTTCTGGCCTGGTACTTCCTGCCCGTCTACGTCATCAAACCCGTAGCCCTCGACGATCTGCGGTATAACTTCTCCTGGCTGGAAGAACTGGAACTCGGCGCCGGCCAGAGAGCCCAGACTGGATTCTGAGTAACGCACGGACTCGTAATCGTATTTTCCAATACCGATGCACATCCACTCTGTAACGTACTTCAGTCCGCCGTCTGTAGACGTCTGGTGCACGTATTCGAACACCGATTCCTGAATCAAATCCGGGAAAGAACGGATTTGGCCGTAGATATCCGGCTTGGCTTTGTAAACGCGAGCGGTATTCGTCTGACCGGTCAGGCTATTGTTGGGCGAGTCGACGGTATTACCGCCGTTGTTTGCTATAGCGGGCTTCGGCGCCAGGAACGAAAATACCTGGCCAACCACTTTAAAGATCGGGCTCAGGATGTCGTCGACAATGCCCTTTGGCTGGTCGAATATCTGGATGTGGTCCAGCTCACTCAGCTCAAACGCCAGCTCGTCATCGTCGCCCAGCTTTACGCCGTTGCGGACGATCAGCAGATCGCGGTGAAAGGTAGCGTCATTTGCAGCCAGCCAGTCATAAAAAAGGGTGCCGTTTGGCACCCTACAACGCAGCTTAGGCGTTCCTGGAAAATTCGATATCTCAACCAGCGCCATACGAAAAGTACTCCACTTTGGTGAATGCCCGCTGAATGACCAGCAACGAGTCCATGCGCACGCTTCCGTTCTCTCCACGCGAGTGCAGCGCCTGCCGGTTCAGTACCAGGCCAACGTGCGCCGGTTGCGAGCCGCGGTACCCGACAAATATCCCGCCATCGACAGGTTTATCGACCTGGCGCCAGAAAACGACGTCACCCTCATAGCAGGTGAAGAAGTCGGCCCCGGCTTCGTAATCCGGCGTCTGATGCAACTCAATGCCGAGGACATTGCGGTAATACAACACGCACAAGCCCCAGCAGTCGACTTTCTCGAACGAGCATGCCCGGTTAGCCCACAGTACTCCGATAACCCGCCGGATAAATTCATCTTTAGTCATGCGGATTCCTTATAGGTACTGGAGTCCAGTGTATTCGCGGGGATCGTATAATTTTCCAATATTATTATTGAGCGGGTTGGTCACAGACAGGGTGACAGACGCGGCGTCGGCATCGATATCGACGGTCTTGACGTATAACTGCCAGGACTTAATCGGTACAGACACGTCGCCGCTGTCGAAGATCTGCCTAGTGGCTGTGATGGCCGTTAACCGGGCCGCCCCCTTCCACCGCTTCATCAGCGCTTTGATGTCAGACGACAGCCGCCCTAACTTCACCGTCGCGTCGATCACCGGCGTGCCGCTCTGCTGGCTCTCTTCGATTTCAAAGCGCGCGGGCGTGTACTCCTGGCCGCCAAGCGTCTTGGGGAAGAACTGCTTATCGACCAGGCGGACATAGCCGAAGGATGGATGGTAGAACGTGATGGTGTCGTACAGTCCGCGCGTCGGGCGCTGCTGCTTATAAGCTCTGAAGGTAGGCATCACGGCACTCTCGGTAAAGATTCCGGGTCGCACCCGTCAGGATAACCTGTAACAACGATATCCAGCCACGAATCCCACGGCGGCGGAAGTTCAACAATGATATCGTCGAACTCGTCGTCAGCGTTATAGAGGTGGTTCGCAATAACGGTCCCCGTCCAGGTCACTACCCCGCCGTCGATACTGGTTTGGACTGGCATCTGCGTGAAGTGAAGCTCCTGCAATTGCAGGCCACTACCGCCCAGATTGATATTCATCCGGAACCAGTTCAGGCCCCGGTTGAGATAGTTCGGGCTGCGTAGCCACTGCTGGAAAGCGCGTTCCTGCGCCAGAGTGAAGATCCACGTCAGTGACCAGGTCACTTTCAGGTCGTCGGTTTGATTCTCGAAGATAGCCGGGCCGACCGCTGGCTGATCGGTCTGGAACCCGGTATCGAGCGTCATGTTTTTGCTGGCCTTCTGCGCCAGCGGCAGCCAGTCGGGATAGTCGATAATTGGCATCAGCCCTGCCCTCTTGGCGTGCGTTTAACGTTCATGTTGCTGGTTATGGCGTTACTGATTGGCCCGCCGTTGTTCAGGTCAGCGACAATTACATCCACAGTCACTCCACCATTAGCATCCTTACCAGCCTGCGCATCGACCGAGGATGACGTGTAGTTCTGGATGTTGATTACCACCCCACCACCTCCACCGGCTGTCATTTCTTTATTGCTGATCACCCTGCCGTTGTCGCCCGGTATCATGTACTGCTTACCGGTACTGGCCTGGTAAATCTCCGGCTTCCCTCGCTCACCGACCTGATACATGCTTCCCGCTGACACAGGTCCGCCATTGTATCTGGCCCCAGCCAAAGCCAGCCCTTGAGCAAGCCCAACGGTAGATGCAATACCAGCCATCGCAGGCGCTGAGTTTGCGCCAAAGGATGCCAGGCTGGCCAGCGCTGCGGCTGGAGCCCATGCGGCCGCCGTCGTGGTAGCCATACCGACAGAAGCAGCGGTAGAAGCTGCGCCCAATGTCTGACCGATAATGAAGTTTTTGAGAGCCTCAACCCCAACCTGGACTAGCGCATTTACCACGCTATTCAGCATCGTGTTACCGAGTGAGCGCATAGCATCCTGAGCTGACATCGTTCCGGTGATCAGTCCAGTTATGACGTTTGATGCGTTTCCGCCAAAGGCATCCACGGCACTCGTTAGCATGCCGAAGCCGATATTCATTTGGCTTAATTCTTGCCACTGAGCATCGAGTCTTTTTTGGCGATATTGCTCCTCAATGCTAGCCCTTACAGCCTCTACCTCAGCTATTTTCTGAGGGTAGAGCGCAGCGTACTGGTTGAGTTGCTCAATCTGCTGCTGAAATTGGCTTTCAACGCTAGCCACAGGAGAAGCTTGGCTTTGTAGGCTGCTGAAGTTGGACTGCGCAGCTTGCTTATCTCTTTCTGCCTGGGCTTGCTTTTTCAATGCTTCAGCAGTATCCAAAGCCTGTGCTTTGTACTCTCTTGCCTTCTGTCGCTGTTCATCCGTTGCATCGGCACCAAGAGACATCTCTGCCCTTAGTAGTTGCTGCTCACGTGTTAATTCACTGGTTGAACCTGCTGCAAGGACAGATTCTTGCCTCATGGCTTCCAGCTTTTCGTTTATCGACTCCTGCGCTTTAGCGTACTGCTCTGCTTCTTTCTGTGCCGCAGACTTTCCGCCCTTCGCTTTAGAACCACCTGTAGTGGCAGTGGCTTTTATTTCGATAGGTTTAGTGGCTGCGGCTGTTTTCTGAACCGCATCCCAACCGGCGCGAGAGGCCTTCTCCCACGCTTCAGCTGTAAGTTGCGCGGATTTCTCCTCGTTCTCTTTCTGCCAGTCACCAAAGCCAAGCCAACTCCATGTTCTCGCTCGCTTAGCGTACATTTCGGCTTCAGAGCGCAGATCTGCTATTTGCTGACTGGCGGTAGCGGCCTGCCCGGTAAGCCTGCCAATGGCAACAGCGAGAGAATCGATAACCAGAACCATCCCGTTGCTAGCCCCTGTAGCCTGGTTAATATTATCAACCATGGTCAGGAAAGAGTTGGTGAGAGCGGTATTGGCCTGTGAAAGCGTGCGCGGGAGTTTCTCGAACTCTGCATTCACTGAATCGGTTTGCTTCTGAATGGCGTTGAGAGCATCTTCTGCCGTCAGTTTCCCGTCCAGCATCAGCTGGCGAAGTTCTCCAATGCTCACCCCCATCCCGGCGGCAATCTGGCGCGCCAGTTCCGGCATTTGCTCAAGGATGGAGTTGAACTCCTCAGCCCGGATAGTGCCAGAGGAGATCGACTGGCCGAACTGACGAAGAGCATTAGCCATTTCCTCGGATGAGGAGCCACCAATACGCCCGATTTTCTGAAGTGTTTCGGTGAGCTGAATGATCTGGCCGTTCGTCGCGCCGGTATCGCGCAACGCGGTGCTGAGGGTCTCCCACAGCTTCGCTGTATCCTGTAGCGAACCACCCGTTGCCGAACTGATACGCATCAGACTCTGCATAGTCTGCGAGGCTGTCGCTGCACTACCAGTAAGTCTCTCTATACGAGCGTTGAGCTGGCTCATGTTGTCAGCAGCAACGAGGAATGCACGCCCCCAGTCAACAACTATCGATGCAGCTATGGCCCCGGCAACTTTGTTTATGCTGGTCTGGAGTTGGTCAAACTTACTGGCCGCTTTTGACGCTCCGCCACTCATCTTCTCAAGGCGCTCATTTACTTTGCGCTGGGCCTCAATCAGATTCGCAACATCCATCTGCACCTGATAGACGATATTGCCTACTTGTTCCTCACCAGCCATTGATATTTCTCCTGTGGATTATCCCACGCAATAGCCGGGAGTTATTTCTTCGCTGCGGCCCTTCTTGCCGCCTGTTTAGCCAGAAAATCATCAGCAACTGCGCTGTATTCTTCTTTGGTTAGGCCTTTCTGATCCGGATATTTCTCTGACAGCAACGCCTGAAATTCAGTCATGGTCAAACAACGCGCTTCATCCAGGCTTATGTTGAAGCGGATCCTTGCTGCGTTGATGTATTCAATGGCGTTAAATTCTGTAGTACCGCCTGATGATTCATGGCGCTGGAGTTTTCGCGTCTTGGCTTTCCCTGTTACGCCATGCTGTAAAAGATGCTGAGCAAAGATGACAATATCTGACTGAGGCATGAGACCGGGCGAATAAGAAAGCTTTCCTTCAACCTCATCCCATTGGCCAACAATCGGCGTTAAATCTTCGTCTGAGCACGCCTGTAAAACATCCATGGCTTTTGCTAGCAGGCGATCTGAAACCCTGCGCATCGCTGGCCCCATCCAGTCAGGTAAACCGCCAAAAGCATCTGCACAGACAGAGATTAATTTTTCCGCCTCGCGACCATGGATATCAGCGTATATCTCAACAATTTCATGCGGCTCACCGATTCTTGTCATTGCCTCGAAAGACGGTCGTAACAAGTAATCTTTTCCGCCCTCACGGCTGTCACTTATGCCTATTTCGCCAATTTCTCTTAAAGCGGCCATGATATTTCCTGATCAACGGTCATTATCAAGGCTGCCAGTCGACAGCCTTTGTAATGTTCGCTATGCGGTAACAGTGAGAGCGCAGGTAGTTGAGGTGACTTTATTTCCGTCGCTATCTGTGACTTCACAGCGATAGCTACCGCTCGAGGCAGTTGTAACGCCAAGCAACAAGAGTGTGGCTGTTGCCGCCGTAGGGTTTGCAGTTGAATCGATCTGAGTGCTGCCAAGGAACCATTTGTAGCTGTAAGTTGGGCGACCACCTGTTACGTCAACATCAAGAACGACGTCGTTGTCTGCATCGGCAGCTTTAGTTGCTGGCAAATCTTTGGAGAATGCCAACGGCGTTGAAGGTGTAGCGTCCGTATTAACAACCTGAACAGTAGTGCCATCAGATACTTTGAACTCAACGGTAAACGTGATGATGTCGTTACTTCCGCCATCTGCTGGCGTAAGGTTAGAAATCACCATATAGCCCGAGAACTCGATTGGACCGATAGCGATACGCGCCCACAGCGTCGGCTGGCGCTTGGCATTGATCTCATCAGTAAAGTACTTCACCAGATTGCCGTAGCCGAACTGGTCAAGTTTGTCGTGTTTCCGCACTTCACCATCAAAACTGATTGTCGCGTCAGCATTGGTGATGATGTTTTCTACCCATCCCGCAGTATCGTCTGCATCAGAGGTGACCGAGTTTGGAGCAAAATCCAGACCCTTACTGGTTCCCGCACCGAGAGCCTTCCAGTCGTCTTCTGTAGGCCGGGCATCTGGGCAACCATAGGCCAGCTCCAGCACTGTTGCCGAGCCGAATACCCTTTCGTTGGAGTTTTGGCAATTAGCCATCTTTGACCTCTTTTATGTATAAAAAAAGGCCGCCAGATGGCGACCTTGTGTTGATGATTTTTCTTCAGTCCCCGAAAGTGCAGGCAAACTGTAATCTTAGGACAATTCTTCCCTCCTCCGTCGTCACTGGAGTTGGATAAGCGCCCATGTTTTCGATCTTACCCACGCATTCGTCTGCGTGAGGATTTGCCTGAACGTAATCAAGGATTGACTGAGCTGCCGTTGCCGCCGCCTGGTTTTTGTCCTTTGCACCAATCACATCGACCAGGACATAGTTATCGTTCCCGAGGTCATTTCTGATGGGGGTTCCGCCATTTGGTCTGAACACCATAATCGCTTTCGAAAGATCATTCGGGTCATTGAAATTAAGAAGCTGAACCAGGAAACCGTTAGTAAGCCCGGCATCGCCAAACATGTTCCTGACTCGCTGATACATAGGAGGATTCATAGAGACATTTCCTTGGCGATCACAGCATCGATCTGTCGCTGCGTGTCTTCAAACCCCTTGGTTAAAAACTCCTTCCTGGCCGTCGCCCGGCGGAAGTTCTGAGGTACGCTTGGGTCATGGACGTATGCAGCGTAGTTAGCTGAATAACCCACCCGGCCCGTCACGCGATTGCCATTTACAGTGATCTCGCGGAACTGGCTATTTATGAGGGTTGAGGTATCGATTGGGGTATATAGCGCCGCCTGAGATCCACCGATAATCAAAGCTGATTGCATGGCTCTGACGACCTTTCTCCCCTGAATATCACCAACCAGAGCATTAAGCTTTTTCTTCGCCTGGCTGATGCCCTTCACTTTGATGCCCATGGCTTTCTCCAGGCAATAAAAAGGCCGCCATAAGGCGACCTTCAAAAGTGATGTGGTGTCCGGCGCTGATCTCCGGAATTAGCTAAATGTTTTAATTGTCAGATGCCGAACTTTTCCGCCTTCCAGGCACAGCGGTTAGCTTTATCGGTCTTGCTTAGCCTTTAGTGTCACTTTCGTGAAACTGACAGTTTTACACTGCTATGTTTAGCGCATCAGCCTGCGCATTCACCACGTGAATATTTTATCATATTCCTGTCAGGATGGCGTAATCATCCGCCAGGCGCTCGAACGTGTCGGCGTAGCGGATAACCTGCCGCACTTCGTCGGCACCGGCCACAATCGGGTCCGCTTCGGTCGATACACCAATCAGCAAGTAATCACCTGCGGCCGCCAGCGCGAACTCCGTCCAGACGGTATTCTTCACGACGATTTCAGCGCCCAGGCTGGCTAGCTTCTTGCTGAGTCCGCCCTCGTAATCACAGAGAATTTGCTCAGGCTCGGCATAGCCCAGCGGGTCGCCGTATTCGTCATTGCCTTCCAGCTTTCGCCAGATGGTCGCTGTTGCCGTGTATGACCAATTCGCGGTTGCAGACATCAGTCATCCCTCCATCGCAACACTTTCGCGCCAGTCGCCCGGATGCGCGGGCAGTTAATGAACCATTCGCCGTCCGATTTCACGTAGCCGGTAGTCTCCCGCCCGGTGTCGGTCATCACCCATACGCGGGTAAACGAACGCGGCAGGCCTTGCTTAACTGATTTGTACGTCATCAATTATCCCCACACATGCAGCCACCACGACCAATCCAGATACCAGCGAATGCCGGGGTGGCGGTAGGGTCGGCAGGAATAAGGGAGGTTGCACAACCGTACTTATCCAGCCCGCGCAGCAGGTTCACTGATGCTTTCCAGCGATCGGTGAACGACTGGTACCGGAAAGAGCGCGACGCTCCGCTTGGAGCCGTCTGGCTGGAGATGTATTTATCCCCCTGCCCGAGCCCCATAAGCGCCAGCAGATAGAGCTGAATCAGCAGCGCGGTTGATGCCGGGTAATGTGCATCGAGGCATTCCTGAATACTGTTAGCCTGGTCGACAAGCGCCTGCAAAATGAAATCTGGCAGCGTGATACCAACTGACTCCAGATATTCTTTGGCCTTTTCTGTGGTAATCATGCGAACCTCTGATAAAGCCCTCCGAAGAGGGCATAAAAAAACCGCCTTAGTGGCGGCTGTTATTCAGCAGGGAAAAGCTTTTCGAGTTCGCCATCTGGCAACAGCTCGCTGAGCTTTTCAGCGCCCAGGGTACCTTTGAACTCAATGCCCAGCTCAGTAAGGCGGTCCTGAATAATCTCTTTGCGAGATTTCTCACCGGTACCGGCATCAGGTGTCGCAGGTTTCAGCTCACCACCTGCCTCGCCTTTCATCAGCCTTACGTTAGACTTCAGCGCCGGGTGAACCTCTTTCAACTCCACCACGTCACCAACCTTCACGCCGAACCACGCGCGCACAACTTCGTATTTAGCCATGCTGTTTCCTTACGCCAGTACAGCGCCGTAGACAACACCAGACAGTCCCTGATCGTCTGCGGTGATTTGCAGGCCTTCAGCAGACATGATCTGGAAGTTGTAGTTAACATTAGGCAGTGGACGCGGCAGCGGCACAACGCCTACAGCCATACCCACCAGTGGGGAGATCACGTCACGACGACGAACGTACGCGATGAACTCGTTACCGGTCAGCGCGAAGCTCATGCGGATTTCTTTCACCGGCGCAAACGGCAGAACCGCCTGCAGCACAGTGCCGCTTACAACGCCATTCACCACGTACGGCTGCGCCAGGTTTGCCCAGATTTCCGGGGAAACCCACATCACATCATATGCGGCGACTTTGTTCGTGCGGGCGGTAGTACCGAATGCGCCTTTACCGAAGAACGCAAAGAGCGCGGTCATGTCAGCGGTGGTAAGGTCGATATTCGCGCCACCAGCACCAGATCCGAGGTTAATCTTCTTGGTGTTGCGGTGGTTCTTGATACCCTGCGCAGGATAGGACTGAACCTGAATTTTTGAATCGCCGTTCAGGTAGTAGTTGACGCGCTTCTGGTTGAACTTGCGCATCTTCGCCATCTGCGAGTCCAGCACCAGATCGATGCCCACAGAGTTCAGGCCAGCAGCATGACGCCAGTTAACACCGTAACCAGCAGTGAACACCGGAATCGGGTCCCCGTCGCTCGCGTAGTCAGTGTGGTCGAAGGAGAACGGCGCCTGACCATCGATGCTTACTGACACGTCATCGGCGATGTCGCCAACCACGTTATACAGCTTGGCGGTTTTACCGACCGGCAGAACCGTCTGAACGCCGATCAGGTCGTTCACGATTTCCATGCCAACTTCCTGATCCCGCAGTTGCAGCACCTGGTTGTCAATCTCAGCCCAGAAGTCACGGGAGAAACCGCCCACTGCGTTACAGGCCAACATGTCAGCGGTCATCATCGCGCGGTTAGCTGCAATGATGGAATCGTTCTGTAGGTTCCACATGTTGCGGTTTGCCCACAGCTCACTCCAGTGCCCGCCAAGGCGGGAGTTAGTCGCCAGCGTCTCTTTTGAGAAGTACATATGTTTTTGTCCTTTTGTTACGCGCCAGCAGCGGCAGCAGTGCCAACGCGCATGCGCACGCGGATGAAGTCGGTGGTGCTGGCCGCGATGGTGTATTCATCCTGGCTGTATCCGATCACTGAATCAGTGTCATCGGTTGCCAGGGTAAACTGACCAGCAGTGCCCAGCTTGATCGGGCTGTCTTTTTTATACGCACCAGGTAGGCAGCGCAGCGCCAACTCACGACCTTCTTCGACGTAGTTGCCGACAGCTGAGTCACCGGCAGGGATTGCTTCAGTGATGGTCAGGCCCTGGTGGTAACCGACATCAATGATGTACAGGCGGCCGGTTAGCGCGGTGGCCTGGGCGAATTTATCGGATGAGTTGATGGTTGCGGCGGTGCCCGGAAGCAGCGCTGCGGCCGTAGTGCGAGTTTCGGTCTTGTACAGAGACTGACCGTCGATATTAACGCGACGATAACGTGGCATTATTCCGGCTCCTTACTTGAAGTGTTCGTCTGCGGCAGGTGCGCCGGTTTCTTTGTGCTGTTGAGCATTGTTGGTGCCCAGAGGAGCAGCTTCGCCCAGCGACTTGTACATTGCGTCCAGCGCATCGCCAGAAAGCGCGTTGGCCACGATGTCGCCATGGACCTTGGCAACCGCATCGCGTTTGGCTTTCTCTTCAGCGCGTGAGTTGGCGGTCAGGGTGTCAGCGAGTTGCATCTGGTTGGCCTGTAGCGCATCAACCTTTTCCGCGAGAGGCTTAATAGCCGCTTCGGTATTGGTCGCAACAGCCTGGCCGATCATGCTGCCGATTTGTTCCAGTTCTTCTTTGGTTAAAGGCATGTCGCCCTCCGTTTTGTGGTTTGGTGCAGGCTGTTCCTGCGGTGTGAATAGAGCTTTGAGTTTGTTAGTGACGACAGCCACCCACGACTCCTGTCGTGCAACTGCGGTACCGGTATCGTCGAAGGTGATTGCGCCGCCCTCAGAGGAATAACCGTAAACCTGCGCATCTCCGCCATTTCGCACGATAACCACCTGCGAGTCGGTAAAGTCAGCAACCCAGGCATATTCATCCGTGCCAGGCGCAAATTTAGCTTTGGCCGCCCGATCGAGACGCTGCTCGCGCTCCCGGTATGATTCGCCCACCAGTGCGCCAGAGTTGGCCTTAAGCGGCTGCGCCAGATCGGCATTGACCATCAGGCCAACACCTTGCTCGGGTGTTGCAGCTCCTACTTCATGCAGCAGGATTGCGTCGTGGTCCATGCTGTAGATCTTGGCTACCCAGTCAGCGCCGGTAGCGCGCTGTTGCTCGTTCGGTTCAAGCTGATCGAGGAACGCGGCAACACTGGTATGAATCGGAGGAACGTCATCACCACGCTCGATAGCTGCAACGCGCTCCAGTAGCTCGCGACCACCTTCCGACTCTTCCGCCCGGGCAACATCCACCCACTTCTCGACGTATATACGATTGCCGGACTTCTTAACATTGCGATTCCATGCACCTACGTAGCCGACATTCAAGCCCTCTGGGGAGAAAGCAGATACGAATTCGCCGTTAACCTGCGGATGACCAAGTGGCGCAAGAGTTCCTTCCAGCCCCTGATAGTGGGCGTCGATTTCCTCCGCCGTGTACAGCCCTCCATTCATGACTACGTTAGCCGGCAGCGTGTAGCTCGGCAGAACCAGGTGCTCACGGCCATTGTGCGTTTCACGCCGGATAGACTGGCTGTTCACCTTCGTGGTGATATTTACCTGCATAGTCATATTTATTTCTCCGCCCAGGCATAACCGCGCGCCTGCATAGATTTATATTCCTGTTTGAGTTTCGTGATGGTGTCCGGGTACTCCGGTTTGCCTTCGTCGTCGACCAGAACCGACTGCTGACTGCATTTGCAGTTGCTTGCAATTATTCCATTGGCTATCATTAGGCCTGACACCTCTTCGAGATCGTAAACATGACCTTCAAAGAAATACCTCTCGACACCGACAACATCGTCAGGCTCTATCAGTCCGGAATCTCCGAACAAGCTATCGCCAGAAAAAATGGCGTTTCCCGTAGCGTTGTTAAGCGGCGCCTTGAAGTCGCAGGAATTGAGCGCCGGGGAAGAAGCACTGCCGCAATTAACAGATTTTCGACCTCCTCTCTCGAGGACAGGCGCATTGTCACTGCTGCCGCCATCAGCGTCAGGAGAGGGCAGGTAGACAGTGATGAGGTCAGAGAAAGACGGTCCATGAATCAACGAGCTGACAGAGTTGGCATGTTTGAGAGCGAAATAATCGAGAATCTCGCCAGCATGGGTGTTGCATGCAACGGACAATTTCCGGTTGGACCGTACAATGTGGACCTCACCATTGCAGGAACTACCGTCGCTGTGGAAATCTACAGCACTCACCCCTCTAAAGATCGAATGACCCGACTCCACCAGAGAGCAAAAGACATCCTGAATTACGGGTACTCGATGCTGGTTGTGCAGATCACTTACCCCAATAGGATTTTCGACATTACTGCCGTATGCGAAAAGATTATCTCTTTCCGTGACTTCGTTAGCAGCAATCAATCCTCTGTTGGTCATTACGGGGTGATTAGGGGTAACGGTAAGATTGCGACCACTACGAGTCACAAGCTTAACGACCATCCCCTCGTAATAACTTTTTGACCCAGCGACGAACCTGCCTTGCACCTCTGTGTTTGGCAGGTAGCAATTTATGGAGTTGCCATCTTTGCTGTACCAGTCACGAACCTCTTCGTTGGTGTATAGGTGGGCATGGCGCACTGCATGGGTATGCCGGGTTGTCGGTGACAGTGCCGAGATGTGAACCAGCAGCGTTTTCAGGCCGAAGAGGTCATTCGCCTCCTGGTCTTCATCCCACTTAGCCCGGCGCAGCGCGGTAGTCACTTCAGTGCGTGCTATCCGGTTCGCCCGGCGCTTCTCGATACCGGTCTGGTCTGTCAGGTTGCGGGCAATATCCAGCGGATTGAGCCCACGACCCACCCCATCAGTCAGCACGCGCGCCATGTCGCGCTTAACATCTGCGCTCAGTCCCTTCATTTCCTCAAACACACGGGCATGCACCAGCGCCATTCGTTGCTGGTACGGGTCGCTTGCAAGGATGGACGCCAGCGACTCACGCCCGGCTGCGTACACCGGAGATTGCTGGCTGAGGTTGTAGAACGACTGCCCGGTCCCTTTCTCCGAAGCCAGATCGATGTACTCGTAAAACCACAGGTCGTAATCGCCACCTTCAAGCAGCACCTGATCAACCAGATAACTGGCATCGTTCAGGATGATGGAAAGTAGCGTTGGGTTTAGCTGGTATTCGTATCTGGCGTTTACTGCGAGGGAGGAAGGTATTTTGTCGAGTGCTGATTTGTACGCTTTGCCAATCTTATTCATCCGCCTGGCGAAGTCTTTCATTGCCCGGCGTTCCAGCGCATCGGCCCCGGTCGGATCCTGATAGTTACGCAGCAGAATCGGTGGCTTCGTCTTCTTCGTCGCCATCCTCTTCTCCTAAAGGCTCTTCGTCGTCATTGTCATAGCCCGCAGCCGTGCGAATCTCTTCACGGGTGAACGCGGGTTCATCGCCGCTGCCCTGCATGGTCTGGTTAATCTCGCCCATGGTCTTGGCGTTAGTGAGCTTCTCAGTACCGGTCTGTTCGTTAAGGTCATCCCAGATAACAGCCTTCTGGCTGACTGAGTCTACGATTTGCAGATCGATAAGCTTGTCGCAGAAGTCCTCTATTTCGAAAGAGAGGTCTACGCGGCGCGACTGACAACGAGCATTAAAGTATTTCTGGTCTTCGGTGCTGGAGCGCTCGGCCTGCTGATTACCAACCAGAATGCGCGTCGGGATATCAACTCCTGCGGCGGCTGTTTGCAGGTTTACGTTATAGGTTGGAGACGGATCAGAAACCGGAGAAACGAGGGAAGTTACGCTGGCCCCTTGGAGAGAAAGCAGCACATCATTTCCGCGATTCATCTCGCGTGCAGCGTCATTAAATTTATCCTGCAACTCATCTACTTTAACGCCGTACATAGATGCAATGCTGCCAAAGTCGATTTCCTTGTCGAAACTAAGTGCTAACTGGCGAGCGGCGTTCTTCAGGAATGACTCACCAGACCCGCCCTCTACCTTCTCCAGGCTCACAAAGGCGTTATAAGCTGGCTCAAGGAAGCCAATAGCATCGTCTGAGTAATCACCAAGGATGAAAACGCGATCGGGGTGGATATTGACGCGGCGACTTGAACCATTCGGCAAGCGTTCGGCGTACTGCCACATTTTCGGCTGACCGTAAGTCTTCGAGTTCAGCCCAGTGTCCCACTCGCTCACCGTTAGCGATCCGGCCCACGCCACGGAAACCTTCTGCAACCCTCGCCCTTTGGTAACCGGAAGGTTCCAGTCTTTTTCATCGCGGACGTGCAGAAGGATGCCTGCATAACGACCGACAAGGCGACGACGATCCGCCTCGGCAAATGAGCGCCAGAACCGGTTGTTGAATACCTGCTTTGACTTGTTTTCCCAGGCAGTTTCGTTTTCGCTCTCGTCGGCATCGTCACCCTCGATGATTTCCGGGTTAGTCTGCCAGCACTTGCCCACCAGCTTCTCAACTGCACCGTGAGCGATACCACCGCGCCGGTAAAGGGCATATAGGTTTTCGTAGGTTACCTGCTCAGGGAAGCCATACTCGCACCATGCTGAATGGCGCTTATTGTCCAGCCCCATCGTTGGTGCCATCAGCCCCATACGGGCACGCGCCATCCGCGCATCGTTAAGAGCGTGATTTACCGCAAGTGTTAACTTATCGCTCATTCGTGCCTCGCAAATTCGCCATGAAGACTCTCCCTCATCTCAATTAGCCAGGCCTCAACTACGCTTCTTGATGTAGAGAATTTGCGGTGGACTTTTCCGTTATCCCAAATTCTTCCCTGCCATCCGCAGTTTTTTGAGTGCCACGAAAGTCCCTTAACGCCAGATGAGTTATCTTTCCGAAGTGGGGTGTTCTTTAGGTTTTCTGCTCTCGTTGCCGGGCGAAGGTTTTCGATTTTGTTATTGGTGGTATTGCCATCTTTATGGTCGACATCAACCGATGACCTAAGCGCGCCATGCATTAATACCCATACCACTCTATGGGCAAGATACTTTTTCTTATTGATGGTGACGTAGTAGTAACCACGCGCGGCGTTGTAGCTTCCGGCATGGTCTCCGGCTTTAACTCTCCCAGAGCTTTTTATCCACACCAGTCCAGTTGGGCTTGAAGGGTTGTATGCAACACACTCCCGGATTTTAGGTATGTCAAATCCCCCGTTATCACCAACGGCGAGAGTTAATTTGTCAGTCATGGTTTGTCCGTTAGCGAATGGTTATATTCCGTACATCATCTTCTTTTTTAGATAAATGACGCCTGATTTTTTGATAATGGAAGTCAACGTCCCACCTGTTCAGTAGGCGATCATGAGCCACCAGACCAGATGCTTTAGCCGCTAGTGCTTTTCCACGATCAGTGATCGCATTGGCGTATTCGTAATGAACACGCAGCACCTCTAAAGCATGGCCAGCGTCAAATGGATAAATCATAGAGGACCCAGCCTTTATCTATTTTGTAGGCGCTTAGGAATCATCATCCCGGCCATCTGTCCCTTCCGCTTGATATGACCGTCAAGACTGTAACGAATACCGTCCCAGCAGTGCTCAAAGCCATCGGCGAGCTTCGGCAACACCTCGCCGGTGATGCGGTCCGTTTTGTACGACCACATACGAGCCTCACGCGCTACGTTCTTGCAGCGTGGATGGATAATGATTTCGTCAAAGCCGCGAAGGTGTGCAATACCGTCCTCAACGCTCCCCTGCCATTTCTCGGCGGCTGAGATATTAAAACCCTGCCGTTTGAGATAGCTGATTGTCTCTGGTCGCGCAGAGTCGGCCTTGATGGGCCAGTCACGCGCGCCTGGAATCGTGTCGTACAGCTCTGGCATGTGGTCGAGTTCTGTCTGCTGACCGTATGCCTCGTATTCGATGTACAGCCGGTTGTGCAGGATGAACGAGCGAACAAGCGTGTTAGGGTCTTTGGCAAAACCGAAGTCGGCACCGAAGAACAGGCGCTCAGCTTCTTTCCAGAGGTTTTCCGAGAACTCAGCGATCCGGTATTTTCCGGCCAGTACCTGCTTATCTGAGTTTTCGAGGTAAGCACCTTCCCACACCCATGCGTATGTTGCTGGGTCGAGTCGGCGCTCATCGTTCTGGCGCTCCCCCTCAAGCACGTCGGGGAACCACGGATTATCCGTATAGTTCATCTCAACGGTGATGCAGTCGTCGCCGGCTTCTTTACGGAAACGCTTGTCAGTGGCGCTACCGTCGCGCTCCGGGTTCCACGTCACCCAAATCTCTGAACCTTCTTCACGAACTGTCGGGCTCAGCTTCTGCCAGGCTATTTCGCTGACTGATTCAGCTTCATCAACCCAGCACAGCAGGATGCGCGCTTTCGACTTGATGCTATCGAGGTTATGCCGCAGACCGCAGAACACGTAGTTAACGCTCTTGTCGATGGTGCGGATGTACTTCTCGCCGATGTCAAAGTTGGAAGCCAGCCATGGAACAGACAGGATCGCCTGTTTCACTTCCTGCATGCTCGACTCTTCCAGGGAGTTCATAAATTCGCGCGCGCAGAGTACCACACCGCTTTCACCGTTCATCATCGACTGGTAAGCCTTTACCGCGGTCATCAGTGCGAAGGTGCGCGTCTTGGCGCTACCACGTCCACCGTGCGAGCACCGGTAACGCTTATTCACGGCGGTGAACAGCGGCGCAAGCTTCGCGGGGATCGGCAGTTGAACGGCGTTACTCATGATTTGGGCTCAACGGGGAGTAGCTGGATCACGGTTGGCTTCGGAGTCATAGTTCCGTCTGAAGATTTGTGGTCGATTTCCTGGCTGACTTTGTCGCCGTACTTTTTCGGGTTCATGCGGGCCAGGGCCCATTTTCGCGTGTCGATGCGAAGACGTGCTTTAGCTACTGCGGCAGCCTCTTCATTCACACCGTCAGCAATATCGAACATATCTTCGAAAATCGCATCAGCTCGTGTCTCAGTGGCTTTCGCGTATTGGTCGCGAAACTCTGCATGTTGTGCCAACCAGCGGAACACCGTCGCCTTGTTAGGCATCCCGGGTCGATCACAAACTTTGCGCAGGCTTTCCCCATCGGCAAGCAGTGAACATATGTCAGCAGCCACCTCTGGTAGATAATCAGAAGGGCGGCCAGTCTTTGGTTTGGTCGCCATAGTTTGTTACTCCGTTGTTTGTTCTGCCTTGCTCTTGGCCTTCAGGTAATCCCGGGTCACGTCGACCAGCAGGATGCGAAGCGCCTCATCTTCAGAAATGCGCGGGCTAAGCCCATTAGTGCGGCGTAGTAGCTCGCTGGCCACGGCCTGAGCCTCTTCGCCAGCAGATGAAACATCCAGGCTCAGCGTTACCGGGATAAATGCGCTCTTCATGATGCGGACTCCTCAGTTTCTGCCGGTGCTTCCTCTGCCGGTACCGGCGTGAACTCCACACGCTTCACATCGGCAGGAGCGAAGTAAAGCCACTGGCCTGTTTCGGTTGCCAGCGGCACAAAGCCGTTTACCAACTCAGGCTGACGTCGTGACATCTTGCCCGTGAAGGTTTCGCCTGTTTGGGTGGTTAGCGTGATTTGGTAGATGTCGGACATGATTACCTCTTTGCCTTGTCGCAGCTGTTGCCCTGCTTCTCAGAAGTGCTTAGCCACTTACGGCTTACCCGTCAGCAAGATGATGATCACCGCCTTATTGGGGTTGAGCATTCTTTCCTTGTCGGGAGGATTCGATTTTGCGGATTGCCGCCTTATCCAGATTGCACTGCCCCAGCGCCGTATAGAGCTGAGCGTTTAACTCCAGACTTGCCTGCCACGTGAACGGAACCACCATTCCGGGGATCGGTGTGTCTGCGGTCAGGTCAGCGCTTATCGGCACCACCGGGGCCGGAACGTAAACTGTCTGCGTATTCCCGCAGGCTGTCAGCAGCGGCAGAAGGAACAAGCTGGTTAGCACACGGATCGCCTTCAAGTGCCTGCCTGATGTAGACAATGCGCGTCTCGCCTTTATGGGCCAGTTCGTTCTTTGCATTCTGGGTAGCCTGTGAGATGTCACGGATAAGGTTCATCGTGGTGATCACGTTGTTGGTGATCGCTTCCGATGTGTCTGCCCTGACCGTCGCCTTGTCGCGCTGGTATTTGTAGGTGATGGCATTGTCGCGGTAGTGATTCACCTTCCACGACAGCACGGCAAATACAAACAGGATGACAACTGGAAGCCAAAGTTTTTTCAACAACGAGATGATGGCCGTGTTCATGATGCAGGCTCGTTAACTTTGCCTCCGGCAGCCTTGAACTTTGCAATCAGAGCATCAACTTTATGTTCGAACTGACCGTAACCAGCGCCGGGAAGTGATGCCCAGATATTGCTGCAACGATCGATAGCCTGGCGAATGTCGCCACGGTCGATCAGAGGTAGCGCCCCGCGCTCTTTAATCTGCTGGAGAGCAACAGCGTCCTGGTTAGCTGGAGAGAAATCATTCAGCCCAAGCTGCTTGCGATATGCATCCCAGTAACGCGCCAGTAGTTGATAGCGCCCCGCAGCAGTAGATTTAAGTCTCGGATTCAGCGTAATCAGTTTGCGCGGGTGATCGGAGTAATCAGTAAACAGCGATCCGCCAACAATTACGTCGTAACCGTGGTTTTGGGTCGGCTGCCGTCCGTTGTCAGTGCCTTCTGACCATGCCAGCATGTCGAGAAACGCTTTGCGCTGAGGGTTAATTGTTTGCATTCTTCATCCCCGTCAGGCGTTCCCAGAAGTACGTCAGCGCCACGGAGCCCATCGCCCCGCTAATGCCCGACGTAACCAGAATCATGTAAAGGCTCAGCCCACTTTCAACGCTGATCAGGCCACCAATAAGACCGGTAAAGCCGGACACTGCAATTTGCGCCAGCGCGTTGATCCAGCTCCAGGTGGCTTTGTTCTGCTTAACGTCAATAAGGTATCGGACCAGGCCGCCCCAGCATGACAGAGCAAGGACTATCAACCATGACACTCCGGCAATGCTTTCTTTATCTTGCATACGTTTAGCCATATCACCTCCGAAAGAACGGGGTGCTGTTTGTGTAGTGGGGAAAGGCCGTCAGACACGATTGCTACGTGGCATCTGGAATTGATTGTCTGCGGCCTGAATAAAAAACCCGGCGACAGGCCGGGAAGATGAGGGTAAGGCAATGTCGGCTCTCTGGCCGTAAATACCCTGGCTGGGTTTGGCTCGCCTGGCTGGATTCGAACCAGCGACCAACCGCTTAGAAGGCGGCTGCTCTTTCCTCTGAGCTACAGGCAAATTTGGTGGGCCGTGAAGGATTCGAACCTGTCTACCCTTCCCTTATGAGGGGACTGCTCATACCAAATGAGCTTCCGGCCCTGAAACGAAAAAGCCCCGCACGATGGCGGGGCTTGGAATTTATTCATGTTACACACAACAATGGCAAAATATACGAATTAGTTTGCTCATTTGTTCATTAAATTGCAAGCACGTTGTGTGATTTATTTGCAACTTTCCTCACATTTTCGCGATCGTTAAACGCATTTTGAAGCGGTTGGTATAAACAGAACAATGAAGCATTGATGATTTGCTTCACCTCTCTACGGATTGTCGAGATGCTTGGGTGTTTGTACTGATTTCCGCCACGCGTCTTCATAAGGCGAGGCTTACTTACTGCATGCTGCCATGATGCAATTCGGATCTCGCTGGAGTTGCAGACATAGTAGGCGAAGATAACCCGCCAGGCATTTTCATCCACATTCTTCAGGTAGTGGCGAATGACAGCATCAATGAGCATTCCGTCATCATCACTACATACCGGCCGTGATGCTTGCTGGGGCTCGACGGTAGCCATGAATCTGGCAATCATGTTGATCATCGCTTTATCAATCTTGCCGGTCTGGCACCATGCGCCCCACAACTGGAGCCACTGGTCTACCCATTGATGCTGGTCGTTGGTTAATTCCAGTTTCATTATGCGGCTTCCTTATGTGGCTGATTGGTTTTGGTCTGGCTGTGCTTTGCTACTGGCGGCATGCTGGCGCGCTTAACGCTTTCTGCCTGGTAACGAAGGAAGTCGGTATGGTTCATGCGGCCTCCCGCTGTTTCAGTTCTTTGAGTTTGGCGCGGTATTCATCCCGGATCCGGATGAAGTCTTCCCGGCGGTAGTTGGTCATTGCGTGGGGGCCATTGAGCCAGTCGACGTAATCCTGCCCGTAACGAGCAACCAGGCCAGCTTCGTATTGCTGCGCGACTGTCGCCTCCTTGGCGGTGTACTTTCCGGCTCCGGCATTACAGGATTTGCACTGCTTATGGGCGTTGCGCTCTTCAAAGCGCAATTCAGGGTTAGCGCCGACCGTTTTGAAGTGGCCGCAGTCCCACTGACCGCCATGCAGATCAGGCGGATTGGTCTCTCCGCAGCTGATGCATGGCAAACCAGCATCACGCGCGCGGATGTAGGCGTTGAATGCTTGCTGAGCCTGCGCCTTGTAGTAACCGGCAGGCCGTAGCTCTGCCAGGCGTTCCTTGCGGCGTTTGCGCCCGGCCTTCTCTGCCTCTTTCTGCTCCTTTATGCGCTTAGCCGCGAACTTAACCTTCTCCTTTTCGCGCTCTTCCATCGCGAGGATTGTACCGTGCTCAGGGCAGCACCAGCGGATCCGGATGTCGTGGAATTTCGGCACGAAGTATTCACCGCATACTTTGCACTTACGGTGGGATGGTTTACGCATGGGCACCACCTTGAACCTGTACCAGTGTGAGGTTTCCGCAGAACACGGCACCGGTGTCGATGTACATCTGGTTGGCATATTTCATGGGCTGGCGCGCTGGGGTGTGTCCGAAGATAAACAGATCAGCACCGGCTATTGCCGAGACAATTCCGTCCTGAGCGTCGCTAACCCGCTCACGATTCCAGATGACCATTTCTTTCGGCACTGGCTTATCAAATTCATATTCGTTGTGCGGGTAGTCAGCGTGACAGATGACTATTTTTCGATCGGAGGTAACCAACTCGATGATGAGTGGTAACTCAATTGCTTTGTGAACCAGAGCCTTCGCTAGCACCTCTTTGTCATAGTCGAGATTGAAGAACCAACCGCCACCATTCACCAGCCAGTGGTTAACGTTTCCATACTCAGACAATCCATCAATCATCATCTGCTCATGGTTTCCGCGCACAGCCCGGAACCACGGCATAGTAATCAGCTCCAGGCACTCGACGTTTTCCGCGCCGCGGTCAACAAGGTCACCAACAGAGATCAGCAAATCATGCTCCGGGTCGAAAGAAACTTTTTCGAGCTCATTCATCAGCAGCGTGTAGCACCCATGCAGATCCCCGACGACGAAGATATTGCGCCAGTTAGCGCCATGAATGCGTTGATACATGCTCATGCGGATTTTCTCCTCGCTGCGAGGCGCAGCCATTTCTGATCCACCAGGCGGGCGGTGTAGTCTTTCAGGGTCGGGACGTCGGACGGCTTAACCGCTGGCTTACGCTGGCGGCGCGCCGGAACGCGGAAGATTTCGTTTGTGATGACGCGTGCGAGAGGGCTACCCACGGGAAGCCCTCCACTCTTGCGCCCAGGCAATGCGCTTACTGGATGCTTCGGAGAACTTCACGCCGCGGTCGGTTCCGAACCAGTAAATCGCCTCAATGACGTCGACCATGTAGCGTTTGCTGGATTTGGATGTGCGGACGCCGAAATATACGCGGCCGCCGTTGATGCCCGGCGCGGACTTCTGCTCCTGGTCCTGAGTCTGATTCACCAGAACTGTGATTAGGTCCTTCCATTCTTCGCGGGTCAGCTTTTCGCCGTGCCAGACTACCTGGTCAGACAGGTCTTTCAGTAGCGGCCACATAAGGCGGTTTTGCTTGTCGGTGCGTGTCTCTTCCCTGGCCTCGACTACCATCGGTGCGCGAGGGTTTACCGGCAGGGTGCGAATGTACGCGATGAGGTTCTCTTTAACGGTGTCATTGACGATGCAGTAGTGCTGCTTCATACGCCACCTCCGAGAGGTAACGCAGAATGCAGAAAATCGCAGGTGCATTTCTGCATCTGTGACAAGGTGAGGAGTTCAGATTGTGGTCGCATTTAAGTCCCCTTAAATGCGCAGAAGTCACCGGAGTTGTTCAAGCTCCGATGACATGATTATGGACGGTTGATTCAACAAAATCAACGCGAGAAAAAGGCCTCCGGAGAGGCCCTGGCTGTCGATATGGGGATTCCCATATCGCTTGTATGGAAGTTACACCAAATCGGGCAATTTGAAGCCTGCCATGTCTTCCGCCCGGATTGGAGGCGATAGGCAGTCAGCAAACACCAGGGTGCCATCGAGCAAAATCACGAAACCCCACCCCATAAACAGGTTGGCACTACACCAGTCAGCCTTTAGGGGCACATCTGGCATCTTGTCTGGAAAGACTGGGTAATGCTCAGCCAGCCACTCCATTGCGTCGCAGCGATTGAGAGTATATTTGTCGTACATCATGCCTCCTGCTGCGGTGCTGCTGGTAGTGGCATCCAGTGGGTTGGTGTCCATGAGCCGCCTGGCATTAAGAATCCACTCTGGTTGGCGTCTGGGTGATATGGCAGGTATGTAGCCCACTTAACTGCCCATTCCCGGCCAAACCAGCACCCCACCATGACGCCAGTCTTAGGTGTAGGCATCCGCTCACTGCACGGAATCCACCCCTGTACAGGTTCGGCACCATGAAGCATGGCGGCGCGGCAGGTCTGAGCATACTCGTGAGCAGCATTTGACGCCTTGCATTGCCATCCGTCGGGGTAGTCGCCAGATTTGATGGATTCTGCTGCCATAAATTCAGCAAACTGTTCAAGTTCAGTCATAGTTGGCTGCGGTAACTGTGGCGCTGCGTAGAGTGTGATAGCGCGTTCATCATTGCCATCGCAAGCAACGAATGTTTCGCCGTCGTCGCCAAAGGGGCGAAGGTAGACAGGTGCCTGCTCCATGCTGGCGAGCAACTGTAGAGCGAGTTCACGTTCAAGGTCATCATAACTGCCGCGATATGCGATATCTCTCAGGTCTTCTATGGTGAATTTGGTCATGGGTTAGCCCTATAGTGTCCATTCAGTGAGTTCTTCGGCAACGATTTCATTGGCTTCCTGCTGATCGCCAAAGATAGGACAATCGCTGTATTTTTGTGCCTCAACGGTTATAGCGGCATTATCCCGACAGAACGCTTTCCACTTCTTGCGATTCATCCCATGCCCTTCATGCCAGCCCAAAGCCTTTGTTTCTGTACGCCATGCACGATTAGCTAATTTCATTTGTGATTTAGCCATATCCTACTCCCCCACCTTAGTGATGATTCCAGCGGCTACCAGTTCTGCGGCGTTGGCATCCTGGCGAAGTTGGGCGGCGAAGTGAAGGGCAAGCCCATATGCCTCTTGACTGCATTCATCGCTTTCCATGAACATCTCCACCCCCTGCGCCCGGACTTCAGCCAGGAAAGCGTCGGTGGCTGGGGTTTTTACCAAGCTAAGCCCATCAACAAATCCACCGCGTTCTCCAAGAAGTTCTGACTCATAATCAGCATCAAACGCTGCGTCTTCACAGAACTTTTTCATCCCCGCACTCTCCGCTGCCAGCGCCGCGCACTTGGCTTCACCTTCAGCCACGCCAGCCTGGTACGCTTCGAACATGTGCTGCGTCATCTCGTACACAAAGCTTATGTCGTCTTCCATCGCTGGCGAGCAGCCGTTGTTGTTCTTGGTAAACCACTCGATAAATTTCTGTTTCATACCCCTACCCTCCCCCAAACCATCAATACTCGCTTCATCGCCTGACTGTTGCGGCACTCCTGAAATATTCCGTTGGTGCAACTGCGAGCGGTACCAGCCTGCTCTTCCGGCGTAGCCAGGCGATAAGTCACCGTTCTCCAGACCTTGCTCACCCGGACAATCTTGCGGGCCCGCTCCAGATCGATAGCGTTCTTCGTGATGCAGTTGATGGTCATGCCGCACTCTGTGGCCACATCCTTCGCGGTGAAGGTCCGGTGCGTTTCGAGATAACGCAGAATTGCCTGTTTGCCTTTCATCGTCTTAGCACTCATAGTCAGCCTCCTGTTGCATCTGGCCGCTGTAGGTGAAATCTACCGGGTCCAGGCCTGAGTAGCGGCTGCTGAAGTGGTAGGTCTTTTCTGCCCCCGGCGCATGGCGGGACTTCACACAGATGATTTCGGTTATGCCTTTCAGTTCGGTGTTCTCGTTGTACTTCTCATCCCGATACACCATGAAGATCACATCTGCTTCCTGCTCAATGACGCCAGACTCTCGCAGGTCTGCGGCAACGGGACGCTTATTAGCGCGCTGTTCAAGGTTTCGGTTCAGCTGGGCCAGAGCGATG